TCATACTCGTGGTTACATTGTTTACAATTGAACAAAAACACATCATGAGTATTGTTAAACACTCTATCCGGCCTTTTTTCGTTTTTTTCAGACCAACACTTTGATTTTTCTGGAGAAAGGAATGCAAATGTTTTTTCGTGACAGACCACACAATCGGGGGTTTCACAAAGATATTTTCCACCACAATATTTACAACCTGATCCCGCATTAATACGATTCAGAGACATTTGATACTCGTGATTACATATCGAACAATCAAACCAGAACTTCTGCTTTATTGCTTTTTTTACTTGATATGGTTTCATGGTATTTCTAGAGGACCATTCGAGGGATTTATTGGGGTGATGGTACGCAAAAGACTTCTCGTAACAGATATTGCACTCTGATTCACCACATAAATATCTACCTGAACAGTATCCACACCATTGCCCCCTGTCGATGCAATATGGATTAATCGAAATGGTATGATTGCAGTCGAAGCAAATAAACTTGAATTTTTTTATTGAAGAAATACCGTAATCCGCGGGTGTTCCGATGTTACTTGGGCACCACGCATTTACCTTGCGTTTATCCTTGTAATCCGAAAACTTTAGCTTCACCATTTCTGTAATATACCATATCAATATATAATACACTACCAAAAAAACATAAGCCAAATGATTTTGAAATGATAAGTCGATGAAAACGAACGTTAAGATTTACAAAATAAATTTTAAAGTATTGTTTATAATTAAAAAGATGTCAACCTTGATACAAGATAATAGTTCTCAAGTCGAATCTTCTGGAGATATTGTTATTAAAGACATTGTTTACGCAAATGATATTCACGTTTCAGAAGAATCTGTTCATATATCACATTCTGTACTTGATTCTACCGAAATTCAAGAATTTTCTAGAGTCACATATGGAACAGATTCCTCAAGAGAAAATGGTGTAATTTCATTCCATACGTTATCAACCGATTCAACTACAAGTACTAAGACATTACCAATAACTATAAATACTGAGGCCGAAAAAACACAAATTACTTCAGTTGTAGATGATAATCAGATAACAGCTACTTTTGGTATAGATGGTTTATCGTTTGATAGTGATAATGCTTCTATCATGTTCGGTTCCGAGAGAACATTTAGAATTAAGTATGAACCATCTACACCAGCAAGACTTCTTTTTCAGTATTATAATACGGTTTCAGGAGAATATGAAACAAAGAATTCTATAATTTAATTACTTTTCATAGAATTTACAAGCGAAAGTGTAACCCAAGCCATTTGGAAGAGTGGCATTCCCATACCACCGATTACTTTTCTAGGTCTTTCTATTCTATTTACAATAAACATACCTGCGAATATAAGAAGAGGGGAAATGAAACCAAGGTTAGTTGATGTTTCTTCTCCTTCTTCGGTCTTTTTCATACCAATCAGTTTCCCGATGACCAACCAGGATACAAAGAATGTCATAAGAAATGGAAGTATCTGTGTCATTGGTCGTTTATTATCGACTAACAGGCGAGTAGTTTTTGCAGATATAAATACAGCAATTGAAAAAATGGTTAGAGGAAGTATGTATTTCTCGTCTCTTGTTTCATTATTTCTAAATGAAGCAATGATCTGAGCCCATCCTCCTGCGAATATTGATGCTGAAACTAGCATACTTTTCAGTCCAGGAGGTGCATTATTCAGTAAAGAAATAGAAGATGCGATGGTTGTTCCTCCTGTAAGCCCAAGAATTAAGCTGTTTAGTTCAAATTCAGGGTACATGTTAGGATTATTGGTAATTATAGTAAACATTATATTTGTTGGAAGTAACAATATTTTCATTATGAACACACTCGAAAATTTCATCAAAGGTTCTTCTCTTGTAGCAGCTTTTCCTACTTTATTATATGTTGGTGTTTTCCAAATGAAAAATAGACAAGCGTTACTTCAAAAAGCATCATCTCTTGAGCTACAAAACTTTTTATCTATTCCATTTGAATCTATTGTAGTTGGAGTTCTTGTCTCTTATGGAATAGCATTTACAATCATGAAAAGAAATATAGACGAAGAAAAAGATTCCAAACTCAAAAAACTAGTTAAAGTAATGTCTCACGGTGCTATACTAGGATTGATTTTATCTATATTTGGACGATTTTATTTCGATTTACCAGTTAAAATGTTTGGTATCCCTAAAAGCCAGGCATCAAAGGTACACATAACGGCTTTCATTTTATACTCTGTGATTTTCTTAAATATTTATTTTATTAAATCTAACATTAAAGAACCTAAGGAGGTTCAGAAGTAACCACGAAACTAGAAACATATGAACCACCCGATAATCTCTGAATCTGAAGCATGGAAGGATCTAGTCCAACTGCTTCTTGATAATGTATTCTAAATTCTTTTGCGGCTCCGAAAAAGATATTCCCTTCATTTGTATCAAAACTTAATCCATCTGAACCAAATTTAGATGTTAGTTCAGAATTTTCTGTAGTAGTTTTAAATGTAGTACATTCGGCACTTGTATCGATTGTTTGTACTAATGACTGTACAGAGGTTGAAGGATTGGTGTAAAGAACACTCATACTTATACGTCCTTCTTCCTTATTGTCAGAAATTCCATGACTTGTTCTAGTGCATTCTAATGTAGAAGAAGTTGAAGAATCATATACATGAAACGATGAAATCCCATAACTAGTATCACCTGAAACTTTTTCCGTGACCTGGGACATATTTTGACATAAAATGTCTTTTACCACTAAATCACCGGAAGAAACCACTTGGTCTGCACTGGATGCCCCTCCTGGGAAATCCAATGGGTCAGATGAACTTGAAATTGATAAAATAATAGAACCTTTTGCTACAGAAACCATGTGATTCTCTATTCTAAATTTAGAATCATGTGTATATTTTTCATCATTGTATTTTACATATGTTTCTGTTCTATCAAAATGTACCATGTGACTTATACCCATACTTTCTAAACATATGAATTGTTCTTCTTCGTTTTCAAAGTCTGGTATTACATAGAAATTACAGTCTCCATCGGTTAAACAATTATCTCCAGATTTAACTATTCCACAATCATACATATATGCAACTTTTTCAAATTCACCTTTTACTTTAACCTTATCTTCACTATTTAAAATACCATGTTTTCTCATATACTTTACGTGACAAGGAGAAAAAGAAGAAATGTCATATAATTCATTTTCATTTTTTCTGGACTTATAAAGTTTTCTCATTTCATTTGGTGTCATTTCGTGGGTACTTAATTTAATGGTTTCTGTGTTTTTGTCATTGAAAACTGTGATTTTGTATTCAGTAGATGGTTCAAGATTTACTAATTCTAATTTGTGATTTTGTTTTCTTATAATTTCAATTTTATCTTCAGATTCTATTTTTACATCCATTTCTCCAGGTAAATTCCACAATAACGTACATGATATTGGACTTATTTCGATTGCAAGTAAATTTATAGGTCTAAATATTGCACTTAGATATTGAAATTGACATTTAGGAGATGTGTAACATATGGGACTAAAACCATTTGGGAATTTTATACTTAATATTCCTGTATTTTGATCTTTTTCAGATATTTTTATACAACTTGGATCAGTTGAAAAAATTATATCTACTATAGTTTTATTCCCACTTTTTCCAATGACCTCGACTGTATGAATTGGGCATCTTGTACCGTGTAAATATACAGAATCCAATACAGGTTTACTTATTTCGTAAATAATACCCCTTAAACGTACCAATGAAACCATATTTTTATTCAAATTTTTCAAAATGATTGTTTTGCAGTTTCTTTTAATTATGTTTTTCCAGTCATTAGATTTATATAAATCTTTTGATTTCATAACTTCTTCCAGGTTTAGACATGGAAATTCTTCCCTGTTATTATTCAAATCTGTAACAACAGACATGTTTACTCTTACATTAATATTATTTTTACAAAAATACCCCAGTATGAATTCGAGTTGCATGATGTGTCTTGGAATCGGCAGACATACATTTTATACTGCAGTACTTTCTCATATTACAATGACAATTCACGTATTTTATAGTCATTTTTTTACAATTATTGCATTTATTCAGAAGACGTTTTTTGTTTTCACTAATATGATTCAATTTCTTTATTATAGACTGATTATCCTTCCGTAACACATCTTCCGCCATACGAATCGCATCTCTGGATGGTATAAACTTTTCATTGCATTTTGCAAAAAGTATTATATGACCATATATACCAAAGACACCTCTGTCAGTTAACCATTTGTTTTCAAACATAGTGCCAATTTGTTCAGAAAATCCAAATGAAATATTAATTTCATTGAATTCTTCATTATTGAAAAAATCAGACATAGGAGATGATGGAACACTTACATATTCTATATCCTTCTTATTTACGATACATATGTTTTTCAATTTAACATTTTCGTTGATCATTGGAGTACCAAGTATCTCCTTGGACAGTTCTCCATTCTGATTTGCAACATAGTAAGTCGAAGGTGGTTTGGAAAAATAGTCATAACTTGACAAGTATTTACCATTGTTGTATTTACGATAAAATGATTCCTTAATACACCTTCGTATACTAGGCATGTCAATTTCATAATCTTCCGAACCACTAAATGTTGAACCACATGCAGAATCGAGACTCATGTTTCTGTGTGGATTAATGGTGTTTGGGTGGTTATATTTATTTTAAATAATATTTTAAATAATATTTTAAATATTATTATTATTAATTTATTTAGTTTGTTTCATTCATTTCATTATCTTTAAAACATGAATTATTCAAGATGGGAAATACTACTAGCGTGTTGTAAATCTGAATACGAAATTGTTAACAATAAAAGAGGAAGTGAACCTTCAACTGGATTTAGGGGAGTTTCTGTGTATGGTAAACGCTGGAAATCTGTTATTTATGTTAACAACAAACAGATATATTTAGGTTCATTCGGATCACCAGAAGAAGCATATTTGGCATATCAGAAATCAAGAATTAACAATATATTAAATAAATAATATATATTACATACAAACATAAAATGTTTTTTATAAGAAAACCAGGTTCATCCAAGTATGAAGAAGCCGCAATTGAATTTATTAAAATCTTTGCTGGAATTTCTGATATACTTGGAAATATCGATGAAAATGATATTGATGAATTATTCACACTAATAGACATACCAGATGATAAATTTGATGTATTCGTGGGAATGATTGCTTCGTTTCACATTGATAAAACACCTGGATTATTAGTTATGAAACAAATTGCTAATAAAAATAGGACCAAAGAATCTAATAATGATGTTATTGAATTTATTAAATCTTTAAGAAATAAGGAATTAAAAGATATCATAAACCATAGTTTAAACACACTTAAATTACTTAATCAAATGATTATAACTGTAGACCAATCTTTATTGGAAGAACCTATGTTTCTTTTTTCTTCATTCATAAAGTATATTACATTACTAAAAAAGATAAAATTCGGAAGAACTAAAATATTAGACCAGATAAGCATTAAGAGCGACGAAATAAATGAATCAAATGAATCAAATGAACTTTTGAATAATCTGATGTAAAATGTAAAATATTAATAATTAATTATATTGTTATTATACTAAATACAAAAACAAAACAAAATGGCTACTGGGAAATTGACTTGTGGTCAAATTGTTGTGTCTGAAGATTCTCTTGCTATGGACCAAATCACTGATGTTTCGGCATCAAACCCTATGCACAACGATGTTATAATTTATAAAGACAACACACAGGATGCATTGTTTACAACTGGATTTCACGCGACACCACTTCAAATAGAAAATTTCACAAACGTGAATTCACAAACAAATCCTACGCACAATGAACTTTTAGTATATAATGAAAATGCACAGGACCCTGCTTTTGCAGATGGTTGGGTAAATAAAAATATTTCTTCTGTTTTCACAGGATTGAATGAAACCATTTCAGCAATCGTAAGCTCTACAGATGCGGTTGTTCAAGGACAAAATGGAAACCCAGGTAAAGGTGACATGGTTATTTTTTCGGATGATACTGCAAATGGAGATGGGACCACTACTGTTTCTATAGGATCGGCGTTTGACAACAATGCTATCTTTAAAAGAGAAACGGTAGATTCATCTTTTTCTTTTGTTCAGAATTTAGCTATTGGTCAAGTTTTGAATACTTCATATCCAATAGGAACATCTCTTAGAAGTACTAAGGGTATCTATGGATTTTCAGGACCATTCCCAACTCCTTTGGGAGTCCCAAGTTTATCTTTTAACAACACAAAATTCAGTACTACCGTTACAGGAACTACTGTCATAATATCATCATTGGGGTTAGAAGTCACAGTCACTCTATTCGAATCGGATGGTACAACAATTTCTGACGGACCAACAGTTATTGGAGCAAATCAAGTACAAACTTTTACATGTAACGGTACTGGAGAATTCCAAGTCATATCTACTGGAGCAGTTATTGGTTATGTAAATGGGAATGGAAACCAAAAACGTCTACTAGTACCTATGGCGACTGATTTATTAGTCCATAATCGTAATCTTTTAGTTTGTTCTCTCGAAGGAAC